GCATTAATGGAGCGCCGAACCTCTCAAGGAACACGTTCCAGAACTGGGTGATGTATTTTTTACTCCACCATGCACGGTAAGCTGCCCGCAAATCTGACATTCCGTAATGGTTAGAGAACTGCCGCTGATAAGCATAATGAAATACCTTGTCAGGAGGCAATCTAATTTCGTCCCTCGCCGGACCTTGGCTTGGACGCTGGATGAACTCGGTGAGGTTGCCATGTTTGTCTACCTCGATCCACATATATTCTGGGTCACGCACCTTGATCGTTTTAAGGCGCAACATTGGCTTCTCTGCATCAGGGTATCCACCCTTGATTTCCCATAGCAGTTCACCCGCTGAGAACCCAAAGTCAAATGCCGACAAAATTTCCCAAAGTAACGATTGAAAATTTATGTCCAGTAGATTTTTGTGAATGAACTCTGCTGCCTCCTTCGCCTCAGCACTATCGTCCACTGGCTTCATATCGAATGGCCTAGCACAAAGCAATGTCTTCTTATACCAAAGACAAGCCTTCACTTGATCATCCGACAACATTTCACGATAGACGCGCCACCCCTTTCGAGTCAGCAGGTCATCTGGCGATAGCATCTCAAAGCGGTCTTTCTTGCCTCCCGGCAAGGCCCATGAAATCAACTGCCCAGCAGCAACCGAAATCTCTGATTCTTTTGTAGATGGTCTACCAACCCGCTTACCCATGGTAGTTGAAATCCATTTCTGCAGTGGCGCGATCCCCACCTGCTAAGAATTCAATGCCTTCATCCCACTTAGCGTATGACTTGACACCGAGGTATGGTGTCAGCCCCATCACTATGTTATCGGCATAGTCGGGAGATGCATCATCACCCAACCTTTCAATCATGTCCCGCTTGTTCTCTATAATGATTTTTTCATTGCGGTATTCGTACTTCACGGAAGCAAGCTCATTGACTATATCCTCATTCACCGGGATTTTCGAGAGGCTTTCTTCAAGCTTGCGCCGTAGCATCCACCAGTCACGCGCCCGCCGATTGTAGAACATCCTTATATGATCTTCTGGATCCACACCGGGGATGAACTTCGCACTCCCATTGTATGGGACTATCGGCACTCCAAGGTTGACTGCCACATCAATGACGCCGCCACCTACCCCCGGCTCATCCACAATCACCGGCCCGCGCACTACATCCCCAACCCCGTAGCTTCCGTGCTTCCACGCCTCATACAGGATGTTCGCGCACTCGTTCGTTCCGGTCTTGGGCCACGAGTGCATTTCAAGGCAATGCCCCCTCCGATAGATGCCTAGAGTAGTCTTGCTGCCTCCAGCCCTCGCTACATCCATCACTATCGTCGCTGGGTCCGCGATACGGTCAAGATAAGGCACTTCCACAAACTGCGCCCTCTCAGCCCACTCGAACGGTATCACTACATCATCAGCTGACCGGGGGAACAGCCCGCGCACGCGGGCATCATACACCGCTCCAAGGCCGTACTTGGCAGCCATCATCTCTCTATACTTAGCGGAGACACGCTTGGAGATGAACGTCTCACCGTCTAGTGCCTGGAACTGCGTCCTTGCGTCACCAGACACGGTGATCCTAGAGTACAGGTGCTTATTCTTATTGAAGGCGTTGTAGAACTCCCCGCTAGTGCTTGTGGGGTTCCCGGTCAGCAGGATGCGAGCCTCAAGCCCTTCCTCATCCGCCGAACTCAAGATGCCTTCTATCACCTCGTATATTGGCTGCAATACACCGGGGGCCTCATCTACCAGCACCAGCACATGATCGTTGTGGAACCCCTGCATGTTATCCGGCTTGTTGCTTGTCCTTGCCGTGGCAAACCACGTGTCAGCGTAGGCTTTATGCCTTATGTGGGTTGCCGAGCTACTCCACTGGTTCCGTAGCTCATCAGGCATCCGCATCAGCCACTTGCTGAACTCAGGCCAGAGGATGTCCATCAGCTGGTTAGCTGTGGGTGCCGTGGCTGGGACTCTGCTGAGAGGCCGGGTGTTGAGGAACACCAGGCCTGCCCAGGACATTACTGCAGTCTTGCCGACACCGTGGGCAGACTTCATCGCCACGCGGGCAGATGTGCCTCCAAACAACTGCTCCAGCGCGAGGCACTGATACGGCTCCGGGGTGATGTTGAACCAATCCTTGACAGCCTCAACCGGGTTCTTTCCCCAGTACTTCAGACCTGCCAGCAGCCTATCCATTATGTGCTCTCTTGAGCGCCATATCCACCAGAGCGTCAAACCCCGTCTTTGCCGGGGCAAACTCGTCATCCGATGCCACTGCCTGTGTCAGCTGAATCGTAGGCATGACCTTGTTGCTCAGGTGCATTGCTACTCGGACGCGCTCCTTCACCGGCACATTCAGGTACTCCGTAGTCACCTCACCCTTCTCATCCACAACGTGGAGCGGTATGGGTTCCCCATTCATCACATTGATCAGGAAGTTAATGGGGTCATGAGCCTGTATCTTGATGATGTTCTCGCGTACCGACACAACTCTTGTCTTGCGGCCATTGAGATGAGTCGGGACTTCATACGGCTCTGCGACGAGGCTACCACCTATCGCTTCGGAGATGATGCGCTGTATCTTTTTCATAATTCTGGTTTATAACAAAAGCACCCCGGCGTCTAGACCGGGGTGAAGTTGATGGAGGAAGCTAGGCATTGTAGAATGTGAAATGGAAAAAGTAAACATTATTCTGACATGTGGCGGCAAACTGCATAGGGCAGGGTGCATAGTAATCGACTACAAGACGCGATCCATCACTAGAGATGGCAAGATAGTGACCTTCGGGTTGAAGAAGCTATTCAACTATAGGTTCAAACTGTCTGCTGCAATCGTCGCTGCGATGCCGGGGCATGTCCCTTGGAGCAGCTTGACGAATATCCTTTATGACGAGAGGGAAGATGGTGGACCGTTGTCAGCGCCAGATAATGTCCGCACCTATGCGTGGCGGGTCAAAGAGGAACTGAAATATATTGACATCGGATTGCATGTGGAGTTTGGCCGGGGGATATACGCATATGATATGCTGGGGCGAGTGGTCGCTGCGACGCGGGAGTGCGTGTCGTTGCGGACCTTGAAGATCCGTAAGAAGAAATTCCTATTAAGGCAAATTGCAAATCGCGCGCAAAAGTGAGCAGCACATATAATAGGGCTAAAAAAAACGGCTCGATATCGAGCCGTTTTCGCTTCGCTTCGCGTTCCCTAACCCGTTAGCCCTTCGCCGTTAGGCGCGGGGCTATAGACTATATTCGCGTAGGCTTTCTTAGCCCTCTTCGCCCGCCTCTTATCGTAGGGGTCTAGGGCTAGTCGTCGAAGGGCTAGGCGATAGGATAGAAGAGCCTTAATCCCGCCTAGCGTAGAGTAGCCTAGGGCCTCGCTAGGGCGAAGGCGGGAAGAACGGCGGGCTAACCCGCCCGATAGGGAAAAAACGTTCCCGAAGGCTTTATTTTCTAGCTCCCGAAGTTCGATTAGAAGGGCGCTAGCGCGCCCTTCCTTATCGTCGTTTATTCCGGCGTTAACCGGCGTATTCCGTCTTAGGCGTTCCCGAAGGTTCGAACGGTTTTTCCCCGGTTCCCTCGGTTACGACTATCGGACCTTCGAACCCCGGTTCCGGGGTCGCGGCCTTCGCCGATATTACTATATCGCCGCGCTTATACGCCCGCTTAGAATAGTTCGGGTCCGGATTAGGGATATTTACGGCCGCTCGATAGTTCCCGATTTCGTCCGTATAGAGGAGAAAGTAAACGGCGGGCTTAGCTAATCCCGCTAGGGCTAGACCGCCTCTAGTAAAGGCGGGGTCGAACCCTTTAGTCCCGGCCGCGACTAGCGCCCGTTCGTAAAGTTTAGCTAGCGGGATAGGCCTCCGTTTCTCCGTAACTAGGGAGAGAACGGCCGTTCGCCCGCTCGCTTTTCTATTATTCCTCTTCGGCGTTCCCGTAAAAAATACGAATTCGCCCGTAGCGTTTTTTAACGTCGCGGCGACCGCTTCGCGGTCGACGATAGACGGCTTTCTAAATTCTTTAATAGGCGTCTAGCTCCGATTATATTCCGCGTACGGATTATTCCGGTCGCGGTCTAGCCCGCGCCTAGAAGGGCGCGGGAGGTTAGGGATTTACGGTTTAAAAAAGCGGCCCTCTTTTCCCCCGTCTTAAGCGGGGCCGGGGCGTAGGTAACGGGAGAACCCTAGACCCTAGACCGCTAGGAGTAAAATTAATTATTTTAAGCGAACCCCTTTACTTCTAGAAGTAAATAGTATATAGGGCGTTTTATTCCGCCTCTAGGGATATAGTCCTAGCGGCCCGCCTATAGGGATATATTCCGCCT